TTAGCTTCTTCAAACTCTTCAACTGGTACCTTCAGAATTTCTTTTCCTTTAATAGTACATAAACGATTAGCTTCCATAACTAATGCGATACCAAGTGGAATCTGCATAGGAGCATAGAACTGTACTAGCTCACCTTGCTTGATATCCTTACTAGCATTAAATGAGATAGGCACAGCAGCTTCAGCTGTAGGAATAAATGTTGTATCAGCTGTTGTCAGTGATGCTGCGAGGTTCTTCTCTCTAAACTGTTCACGAATAAGGTCTAGCATTTCTCCTGCTGAGAAGACTATAGACTTATCAGTCTTTTGTGTGAACTTAATAAGTTCCATCTCACGAGCTTCTTCTGAGTACTTGACATCTATACGAAGTGTATCTGTTTCAAAGTACTCTCCTTTTTCTTTTGGTAATTTCTTTAATAGTTTAGACATGTTACTTAGGTAGGTTATTATTATTAATTACAAATGCGGTTAGTTTCTTTTGTAGTTCATCTATTGCATCTACTTTAGATGCATAGACTACTGTCGAGAATTCATCAGACTTAACAAAACCACCATAAGGTGGTCTAAAACTATTAAGCACAGCTAAAATAGCTGGTAAGCGTTCATAGGTAAATATTTCTTTTATAGCAACCTCATATTGTTCGAGGGGATTCTGCATAATCGTATCGTGATTAGGGTCGGGTAAATTTTCTCAAACAGTATTCTTTGCCGCTGTTGCTCGGCACGTAAACTATTGTGAAGCTCTGGTAAGTGACGCACTAACTGCAGCATTCATAGGTGATTGGTTTCTACCCATCTCCTGTGGTGCTTGTGGTTGTCCAGGTTGTGTGCCGTCTGGCATAGCTGGTCCTCCCATTGGTCCTCCTTGCATTGGCATACCGTCTGGTCCCATGATGAATGGCTTAACCATAGCTCCTTGCATTACAGAGTCATACTGTTGTTTAGGGATGTATTCAAAGATGTTAAGCTTCTGTACATTCATGAAAGCTTCAAGAGTCTTAAGTTGTACAACAGCTTGAATAGGATCTTGCTTTGCTAATCCGAATATCATAGAGATAGAGTTCTGGATTAATGGGAAGAGCTGCATAGCTGATTGCTTCTGAATTTCTGCAGACGGAAGTAACATTGAGTTTGGATCAATCTTAAGTAGTACTGGTGAATAACCCATCTTGTCTGGAGTCTCCATGCCATACAATGAACTAAGCATTGATGACTTGGAAATATTAGTCTGTGGTGAACCATACTCTTGCATTTGCTGGTCTTGGAAGTTTGATTCAGATAACCCTTCCTGTGAGTAATCAAATGATACTGGAACCTTCTGTGAAGAGAACACAGTAATACCTACAGTCTCTTTAACTGGAATACCGTATTCATCGAGATCATCTGTGTCTACTTCTTCTCTTTCTCCTTCTTCATGATGATATCCAGGGTTAGCTTCTACGAACATTTGTACTTCTTCTTCGTTAGCAAAGATAAACTCTCTAGGGTTAACTTGGTCTTGTTCAAGCCATGAGAAGTAAATACAAGCATCGTTCTCAAGCATTTGCTTAAGTGAGTTACGAGGGATAATAAGACGATTAAGAGCTGCTTCCTTAAGGATTACAGTAGCCCCAAGAGTAGTCTCGCTAGAGCTTCCAGATACAATATTGTTAACGCCAGTATTTTCTTCAATGTCTTGTTTTTGAGCGTTGGCATAGTTAATACCGAGTGTTACATTACCAGTAGTAAGAACCTTATCAATCTTAGCTCCAGCTGGAAGTGGATTGATTTTATTAGCACCTCTCTTGTATGTAAGGTCTCCTTGCCCTGTAATACCTGAAGCAAAAAGCAAAGGTTCAATTTCTGCTACTACTTGTTCAGCATTAATAGAGTTGATGTAGTTATAGATAGCAGCATTACCTCTAATCATTTCATAGAGTCCAACACCGTATGGATTCTTAGAGTTAGCAGTAAAACACTGTCCTACTACAACAGAACCGTAGACTTCATCATTAGGCATTTCACCATCAAAGAAACAGATAGCATCTGATGCGATGATATAACGATTGTCTGCAGGGTTCTCATAGAAAGTAAGAGTTACTTTAGTAGATGAGTTCTCAGAGTCTTCATTCTGTGATTCTAGTGATACACCAGCAGAACCTTTACCTCTCTTACCCATTCGTTTCTTTAGTTTCTCATATTCCTCTTTAGTAACATCAATCTCATAGAGTACTTCAGGACGATTAACATTATGAGTAGGTTTATAACTCAATCCTAACCAAGTACGTCTTGGATCTAGTGGTTCACGAAATACATCATCGTACACAATCTTCTTAGTCTTCTTACCGTTGATAGTCTTGTCTACAATCTCTTGTTTAGGATAGATACGAGAAGCAGCCCATCCATAAGTAAAGATATTCTGAGCATTAGTCTGGAATGTCATCTGAGCATTCATTTCAGGTACTTCCATAGAACGCTTCCATAGTTCTTTATAAGCTCTAGCCTTGATCTTATTAGTAGAGTACGTATCACCGTTAGGGATATTAGCTGCAATAGCAGAAGCTGCTACGAGAATCTTAGAGAAAGCAATAGGTTCAGCAGAACGAGGTACATTAGATACATCTTGTTCCATTCCATTGATTCTAGGTAACACAGCCCAGTCAGTAGAACCATCAGCACGTAGTGTAGGCCAGTAGACCATTGTACGTGTACTCTCATCCACCTTTCTTTTAACGACACCAGTATTAATTAAGTTTGCATCTATTTCTAAACACAATGAATCAAATTCTCTTCGGTATTTATTCTGTTTTAGTTCTAATTTCTTACTAACTAGGAAGTCGATAGACTTATTCTTCGACTTAGGTGTTTTGTCTTGCATATAGCAAAATAATAACACAAATTTGACAGTTAGTCAATGTTATTGTGCAAATATTGCATTCATAATGCTAAATTGTTTCACTTCTTGTGGTTTATCTTCTCTTCCTTGCAAAACAGCGAGTGCTATACTCCAAGAAATAACAATATCGTCATGATTTCCGATACTAGCCTGTGGTTTTCCACGTTTATCACGTACAAATGTTAGTATTTCCTCTAGGAGAGGTCTGCAGTTAATCATTACAGTGGCATTAAAATGTTTCTTAGCTTCTCCAAGCATGAAATCACGTGTTTTCTTAGATGTTAGCCAACCATAAGAACGAGTTACTTCTTTAGTAACGTCATCTACTACAGTACGCATATACATAGAAGGATAGTTACGATGTCTTAACTCTGTGTTAACCCAGTTACCGTCTTTATTGAACTCAATAGCAAGTATAGCTGTGTTATAACGCATACCAAGTTTATGTACTAACTTAGCGTATTCGTCTGGTTCTAAGTGTCCTCTGAACAATGCTTTCACTTGTTTATCATAGCCAAGTACTATAGCTACAGAGTAATCTCCGCTCTCAAGTCCTTCAGCCACATCTCCTCCGACCACGTAGTTACGCCCTGGTCTTACTTCATCATAGATATACAAATCACCTCTATCGTCTTTGATAAACTCATCGTTAATGAAAGAGTATCTTTGGTAGTTGGTATCACACTGGTCGAGGAATGTAGCAGCCTTACGAGAGTTAAAGTAAGGTGAACCAGAAGACAGGAACGCTTCCATTGGATGAGTAGGATACTCTTGATGTAACTTATCTATATCCTTATTAGCGTTGATGTACTTCAAGTAGTAGAAGTTCATTTCTTCATCAGACAACTGGTTCTCTTCTTGATACTCTTTCCAGTTAATCTCACACTCTTCCATATCGTCTACAGTAATCAAACCGTCTACAGCAGCTGCTTGTATTTCAGCAGTGTCCCAACTCCAGTTGTAGAAAACAGATTTAAAGTGAGCCTTTGAGAGAGCAGGTGTAACAGTGTCTCGTATCTTCCAGCCGTCCATGAATAGCTCATAGAACAGTCCACTAGCTCCTTCAGCAGTAGATTCAATAATAGCCTGACCACCTACAGGAATAGCAGGTAGAGTTCCTGTTACTATTTCTTCAGCTCTACCTTGATAAAGCTTGGCTAATTTACCCAGCTCACTTATGTGCACGCCAACTGAAAACGTCCCAGAGCGTGCACTATTACTCACACCGATAGCAGAAACACTACCATCAGGATAAGAAAACTGTTGTCTGGAAGCCTTGGCTTGGGACATATCAAGAATGCTTCTAAGTGCTGGGGTAAAGTTTTTAATTGCATAGATTATTTTACGGTTAAATATCTCATTAGCATCCTTGAGAGTATGAGCAATCTGTAGAGCTTCTGAGTTAGGTCTAAATATTACTTGATCTAGGAAGTATAATGATATTAACGTAGTAAATCCAAGCTGTCTAGCTTTAAGTATAGCTATCTTCTTATACCCCTTAGAGAGATAGTTCTCAAAGAAGTGTTGTTGGGCCTTATTCAATTTGAAGAGGTCCTTTCTTCCATCCTTAGTCATAATAGAGTAAAGATGTTGTAACCTCCATAGAGTAGAATCCTTATGAATAAACACATCAAAGTGTTTTTCAATAAGATAGTCTACCTGTAGGTCAATGGGTAGTTTACTGACTATTACAGGTTTACCGTTAAGTTCGGTAGATACATTAAGTAATTGCTCGATATTCATTTATTTAATAATAACACATTTATGGAATTTGTACAGTCTATCTTTACAATGAGGTACATGTTATGATATAATATTTTGACTGAATAAGGCTCGTAACCTAACAATGTGTACTAATTCTGGTTTTGAGTGGGGCGGTAGTAAAGACCCCACTATAATAAAGAGTATATAAGCACTGTAGGTACGAGCACCCTCACCTAGAGTAAGAGAAAACCTTATATGCAACTGTCCGCAGGGTACATTAGAAACTATTACTAAGTTATCTCTTCTACAATACTTAGTTCAAAATTATACTTCGGCTCCGCTAAAGGTAATCAATAGGAACAAACATATCGTCTACGAAAGTAGGGTTATGCCAGAATAAACTACACTACATATAGATATTAATATTAAAGGTACTTAAGTACTAGCCTTTATCTTACCTTCTCACCAGTAAAGGGGTATTAAAATAAGGATAAAACGACAGTTTTTAAGGAGAATACAAATGTTAACTAAGTAATAGAAGGTTAATAATAGATTAAAGAGATATAAAGACATTAAAACACTAAAATTCGAGTGAAAAACATACTTATTGTTTAATAACTCCTACTGCGTAAGCCTATTGACTACTTTACATAATCATTGTATAATATTGCTATCAAACCACTTCAGTTTTGGATGGAGGAATGGGGAGATATAAATTACAGCGAAAGCTGTTTTTTATTTATGATGCAGGGGTGTACACATTGACAAGTTTGTACAGTGTATATATACTATACTTATGCAGACAAAAATTATACCTGAGTTTTACGGAGGTAACTACTCAGCAAGAGAAGATGGAGAAATTATTTATAATAAAACAGGGCAGATAAAACTACAAAGAAAACTTAATAAGGATTACATGGGTATTAGTATTGATTACAAAGGAAAGAAATCAAAAGCATATGTACACAGGTTAATTGCTAAAACATTTATACCTTGTGAAAACTATTCACTACAAGTGAACCACATAGACGGAGACAAAACTAATAATCATGTTTCTAACTTAGAATGGGTTACGCTTGAATCAAACCTAGAACATGCGTTTCAGAATAACCTAATTCATTTAGCAAAGCTTTCTCGGGAAGAGGTATTAGAACTACTGGCAGAAACAAATACTTTTACTGAGCAAATGAGTGAAAAATATAATGTCGGGACAGGAACAATTAGAAGTATCTTAGAAAAACCAGGTTTGACATATAGACATTTTAGTAGAAAAAATTAGTTACTGGAGTCCCTTTTTTGAGATAGAGAGGGACTCTTTTTTTGTATAGTACCCCCAGGGTAAATAAAAAGGGTATAGTGCCCCTTCGAGTTTTGCTTGACAATTATAATAATACATTGTGTAATCATAACACTTGACATGTACCCTAGTGTATTGTATATCCTCTGACAGTATCCCCTTACAATAATTGTTGTACGACGTTAAAAAAACAGCCTACTACAGCTGTTGTTTTTATTAGTTGATACTATTCCTCATTAGTCATTACTTCCTGCACCTGTGAAGCATTTTGTGCCCATGCTGTGCGTGTTACATTACCATTCTTATCAGTTGATTCTTTGAGTGTAATCTTAGGTGTAAGTACATCATGTATCTTTGTCTGCTTTTCTGCTATCTGAGTGACTAAGTAAGCCTTTTGTAAATCCACAGGCGTTGTATTAATGATTTCCCTGTATATTTCCATAATAGTTGACAGGTTATCAACATTATTGTGTAGTATAGTTTGTACTTTCTCCTGATAACGTTGTGTATTCTCTATTAAATGTGCATTACGTGCTACTGCTGGACTATATCCTGCTGTCGTAGCACTCTCTTGCTTGTTACTACCTGCTATACGTTCTTCTATATATTTTGTCACTTGTGGCATTTTCTTATACATGTCATATATTGTACACTAAAACATATTATTTCACAATGTCAACATGCAAATGATTCGCATTTACTATACAACAAAACACCACATCATAGATGTAGTGTCAAGTTATTATTGTATTGTTTATTAAGCCCAACCATCAGCACTATGGCCTTGACAGTATCTAGTATTTCCACGTGTATTTTCTTTCTGTTGCTTGTTGCATTTAGTACATTTCATAGTATTTGTATTATTTTAATTATAATCTCACATAACCTGCTTCACTTAATAATGTAACCATAAAGTATAACACTAGTAGTATCAAAAAATTTAACATAAATTTTTGATGATTATAACTTGTAAAGTTTTATGATAAAGTTAATCATGTTAGGCTTTAAAAGCTTGTATTAATGCATATATTGTCTGTTCTACTTGGTGGTCATACCAATATGCACAAGCTCCGTCTATGTCTTCACTTGCCCCCTCGTGTATTGCTTGTGCGATGTCGTGTTGATTGTTTATGTTTAGATAACTTAATCTATCAAATGTGTAGATACTTGCAAAGCCTTCAAATGGAAAGTTAATCTCAAAGTTATCATTCATTAAGTCGTCATACTCTAGTGCTTCATTGTCAAAATATTGCAATGCACTTGCTAGTATTTCATAGTTTAAGTCAAATGTTCCCGAGTCGATATCTCTGCATACATCACTTAGTAACTCGTATACTTCACGTTCTAAGGTATCAGGTTTAGCGAATAGTACAGAGTCAGCAAAGAAATAACGCTTTGTCTCTTCGTGTTGGTTAATAATAGGATTATTTTGTGTAAAGTTGTAAATGTCTTGTTTAGTGTATTTCATGTTATTGTAATTTAGTTATTAATGTATCGTTACTTTGTAAGTAACATATCTATCTTAGAATCTTGTAATATTATTATTGTACTAAGTAGTACAGATAGTATAGCGAGTAATACTGTTGTTATGTTGTCCATATTATTATTTTGTTAATTTTGTATCAGGCCTCTAAGCTCTGATAAACTTATTCTATACCCTGTACAATATATTGCAAGTTTATTCCTGTGGATAACTTTAGGATACAAAAAAGCCCTTATAGTAAGGACTTTAATGCTCTTGACAAGTACAATATTCTATTGCTTTGTAACTTCTAGTTACTGCTTTTCAGTGAATACTCCAAGTAATAACATATTATTGTTTAACATAGCTTGCAAGGCCTGTGCTTTGTCTTTGCTGTTTCTCACTTCGTTTACTAGCTCTAAGCTCCCTGCTTCGAATGCTACTGGCAAGTTATAGCCTTGCTCTTGGCAATATTGCCATAATGTTGCACCGTTAGTCATACCACGAGACCACACATCTATTAAATCGTCAATAGTGAATAATTTTTCCTTATCATTAAACTCTTCTATGATATTATCATAATCAAGTTCTTTGTATGTTGGAATTACACTAATACGCGAATTCAGACCAGTACTCTGGGTAACTGAAATTGCCTTAATAGGGCAATTCAGAATTTGACTTTCTGGATTTTCTGGAATTTGGGTCTCTGGTTCTTCACCATTCATTGGAATAATTGGTTCCGACATAATGCCTATTTCTTACCCCTAGGTGTCGTCTTAACTGCGTTAGCTTTCTTAGTTTTTGGTGCCTTAGCTTTAGTATTCTCAACTACACTAGCTTTAAATCTAAAATCATCATCTATTGTATAGTGTACATGTACACCTAGTTTCTGTAGTAATGCTTCCATAGTCTCTTCTATCTCTTCTAGTCTGGAATCTAGTTGATCTATACTATCTGAGACATTCTCAAACTTCTTCTCTACTCCATCATACATTACCCAGTTATAAAATTTTGTTAGTATTTTCATAGTTATTTCAATTAGTTGGTTGGTAGAAAGGACTCTTCATCCATTCTATTTGAGCACATTCGCCACAGTAATCCCAAGCCGTCTGCTTTATATAATCACAATTAGCAGTATCGTGTGATTCTATTAAAAAGGGTTTTCATCTACTACAATCTGTCCATAATCATCTGGTCCTGAGACTGACTTAGCTGCTGTGTAATCAATCTTAGGTGTAGTAGATGTAACTGGCATAGCTGGCTTAGCGATAGCGTTACGTAAGTTCATAACTTCTACTTCTAGTGCTGATACTCTCATAGCAAGCTTATCCTCTGCCTTCGGTACATCAAAATTTAGGTATTCACCATTCTGCTTTACTATAATATCTACCACATCACCTTCTTTCCAGTTCTCATTCTCCTTACCTTTGAAGCCTGAGAGCCACTTATCACCTTGTTCTACACACTTAATACTCATCTTAGAGTAAGGTCTACCAGTCGCTTTAGCTACGAATGGTACACCGTTCTTGTCTTTATCTGAGACGTACACTCTGGTAATAGTTGCTTTTGTTATGTTCATGTTGTTTTTATTTGTTGTTTTAATATCGACAGCTTTCGCTGTCTGAAAGTGGTTAGTAACCTAACCTGGCTTAGAGGCCACTTACATAGTAGCATACTTACTAATGAATGCAACTATATCTATGTGGATAACTTATCAACTTTTAGTTAAATTTAATTTGTACATATATTTACTTGTAGTCTTAATATGTGGATAGTCCTCTAAATTGACCCCAGAATCTGTCATACAGCGTAGACAGTACATTTGTCCAGTTCTGGTTTTAACATACCTTAAAAGGCAATTTTGGCCTTTGTAGGTACATAAAACCCTTGTATTATCAGGTGCGTTTTTGCTCATATTTTCTAGGAGGGAATTAACAATAGGTTGTATAACCACGGCAGTCATGAACTATAAATGCTGCACCTTTCTTACCACATAGTAAGCAATCAGTGCTTGTTGTACTTGTAAGACTGACGTATGGATAATCTTCTATCTCTACCACAGTATCTGAAGGACAGATATGGTCATTTATATCCTTCCAAGCATCTATTGCTTCTTGTTTTGTTATTGTTATTTTCATTTTCATATCTCTATTGTATTATCTTCATTAAGTATTAACCCTTTTGTTCTTAAATAATCTCTTAGTACTACATGTAGATGTTCTGGAGAGTCTGGACTATGTTTTACATTAAATATCACTACTACTTTTTGTGGTTCGTTCATATTAGTTTGCATTATTTCTTATATTCCAAGATATATAATTACTTATCCTTTGTTCTAAAAAAGTTTGTTTTTTTAGAGTTTTTCTTTTTCTAAAGTATTTAGGTAATAAATAGAATAATATAATAAGTATATTTATTATATTATCGTGTAATTTATATTTTTCTTTCATAAATTTATTACAGATGAGCCACCTGTGTTAGTTGTTAATTTCTTTTTACTACACCTAATAAACCTCCTAGTACTAATAATGCACCTGTTAGTATTCCTACCATAAAAGCTATCATTACTTCTGTTGTCATTTATTTTATTATTAGTTTCTTAATTTCTTCTATCTTTTCTGCCAACTTGTCGTTAATGTGTACAAGTGCAGGTTCTTGTTGGTAAATACCAGTCTGGAACTCTTTACTAATCATTTCTCTAACTGCTTCAAGCAGTGAGATTTGAGAGGAGATGAGTAAATGTTTTACATCTCGTCTAACGACTATTTCCTCACCATAAGCTATGTTAGGTGTTTGGTAGTACATAATGTCTTTATTTAGCTTCTCCACACTCTCCTGTACAATTTTTGATAGCATATTATTCTTCTTTAGAGTATCTTAATAAATGTATTCCCAGAAAATAAAATCCGTAACTTACAGCCCAACCTCTATTCCAAAGAAACTTCAACGGTTCGTGTGTCAATGTTGGTAAATATATTTCTTTCATATCTATTTAATTAGTTTGTATCTATCTTTTTAATAATGTTTACTAAGTCGTTAGTTTGTATCTATTAACTTGTGCATATTTTGTAATAAGTCTACGTCAAGATACGTATGACTGTCTTTATATTCTGCAATAATCTTTTTAATCTCTTCCTGATAGTGTTTGTATGTCTCCTCTTTTCCTAACTCATACATCTTTCTCCCGCTGTTTAATGTTTTCTTATGATCTTCTAAGATAGTGTTGACTAGTATTTCATTATCGTGTGCTTGTTTCTCCTCGATTTTAGTGGTGATTTCTTTGATGATTTCTTGCATGCGTTCTTTATCTGCTAAACAAGTTAAGCAAGGTTTCCCATATTTCTCTTCTTGCCTACAGTTGTCTACTACTCTAAATGCTCCTGCGTATTCATTACAAAGTTCTTCTATTGATGTTTCTTTCATGGTGTTTTAGTTAAGGACTTTTTTGACTTCTTTAATTGTATATTCTTGCTTACGACCATTAAAGTGAGAATTATTTAAACTGTCTACCATATCTTGTATGTTTTCATCACTATGTAGAACTGTCATATCTGTATTCATTAACATAAATGATGTCTTTTCTGCTTTAATCAACTTTTGATTGATTATTTTATTGTTTTCGATAATTCCATAAGTACATGCGTCTATTACAGCTCTCATAAAAGATGGGTCTTTTTGTACTTCTGAAACTATTTGCATTATTAATTGTTCTTTCATACTATTGTTCCTCAATTAGTTTTCTCTGGGCTTGTAATAGGGTGATTAGTTTATCTCTATCAATATGTAACTTAATATCATATTCTCCTTCACATCCTTCTGCTACTTCATCCACTATCTCTATCATTAGGTCTATTTGGGAGAGGGTGGAGGTGGTGAGGAAGTTATTAACAGCAGGTGGTTCTCCAAATAAGTTCCAAGTTTGTAGTCTGTGTGCTGTTATCTTTGAAAACTTCTCATCAAACTCTTCCTTCTGCTCTGTGTGTAGTGTTGCTAGGGTTTTCATATTATTTTCCATATTTTTTTTCTTCTTCTCCTTCCTTAAGTTCTTTCCCTGACCATCGACCTACTCTTATTCCACATTTAGGATCTAAACATCTATACTCTGAGATACCATCATAGTAGTTTGGTGAGTTCCAAGCATACTCAATCATTATTTGATCTGATCCACATTTACATTTTTTCATAATCCTATTTCATTATCTGTTAATTTATTTAATAATACATTCTTATGTCCGTAGTTATCAGTCTTTCTGTGACACTCTATACATAGTGTTCTTCCATTATCTATATCAAATCGTAGTTCTGGATAGTGTGCAAATGATTTGATGTGGTCTGAATTTAATATACCTCCACGTGTTTTACATTCTTGGCAAGTATAATCATCACGTTTAAATACAGTACTTCTCCAATCTCTATAAGATAATGAATGTCTTAGTTTTTCTAACTTAGAAGTCTTATCTCCAATTCCTTTGTTCCAAGGTACAAATCCTTTCTTAAAAGAAGTTTCAGTGGTTTTTTTATTTGCACATTTTAAACATTTATTACCACGTATCTTATTCTTCTTATTACTATATCCTACTGGATAAATAAGTCTGTACATAGAGTAACCTACAACTCTAGTAGCTTTACATTCTGAGCACGTAACAGTATATTTTTGTTCTTTAGCTTTTAATGTCATCTTCTGGGTCATAGTCAACGTCTCCTAATTTGTAGAGAGCTAAACATGCAAGAAATCCTTTATAGTCTTTTTCAAATGTATAGCTAGACTGTACTTCTAAATCGTTACCATTCTTTCCACTCCTAATAATTACTGTGCCGACTATATCGTTATCGTACCCCATCTCGTTCCATGCGGCACGATACGCTGCACACTGGTAGAAATAACTACGGCCATATATTCCTGAAGAGGTTTTGAAATCAGCAATAAATTTTTGTCCATTAATCTCAATAATTAAGTCACAAGTTCCTGCAAAGAATCTCCTCTTACTTACAGTAGTCATCTCAGACTGTAAGAACTTAACATGGTCCATAGGAGCTATTGAGATACTATTCTTATCATAAGAGTTCTTCTTAGTAGCAGCTGGTACTCTTCCATTACACCAATCTACAAACGGTTGTAGTATCTTATGTAACTCTTGGTCATCAGGTATAGCAGGAATTGGCTGATTATTAATATGAGCCTTAGCATAGTCCTCTACCCAAGCATGAGCCTGTGTACCTATATCCATAGCAGCTCCTGAGTTACGCTTAGATGCCCAGTCCTTGGTGTCCAGTATCTGCTGTATCTTCTCATTGTTAATCTTTAAACATTCTTCGTAGGCAAGCTTCACAGCCCACTCTAGTATCTGTGGCTTAGATTCCTTGTTAAGGATTGTCGTGACTCCAGTCACGGATACACCATTCAGCTTGTAACGATTCTTGCCTCCTTCATTAGGAGAGAATATGAGTATGTCTACATCACTATTGTCATGGGTCATGATAGTCTCTATTGTTTCTCCTTTGTCTATTTTAGTTATTTTCATCTATTGTAATAGTAAGCGATTAGTGATTTGATGTCTTTCTTTTTAGTAGTAGGTTGTATAGCTACTATATTACTCCCAGAAATACATGTATTTGCTCCAGTACCAGCCAGTGCATAAGCATCTAATGAGCCTATGGAACCTTGTTGCATCTGTGCCATACCTATATATGGTTGCTTTAATTGTAAGTCTAAGTTCTTTTTCTCTAATTCAATTATCCTTGATTCATACTTTGATTTAACAACTTTTTCCATTTCTTTCATTACTGAGTCGTATGAATTATAGTCTGTTGCAAATGCCATACTATTTAACGAGTTTGATTTCATTCTTAGCAATAAGTCCATCAACAAGCTTATTAAGAATTTCTTTCATGTCCTTAACATCAAATCCTAGGTTCTCAAATGCCTTCATGTACATTTCAATTTCTTTAGCTTGAGTTTGTGTCTTGATATTAAGTTCAGTAAGTTTTCCTTCTAGTACTGCTGTATGATTTTGTAGTACAACATCGTGGTTAGATGCTATACGAGCTAATTCATCTTTATGTTGTTCCTTAAGTTTAGATACTCTATACTCACTCTCACTTATAACTTTTGTAAGTTCGTCAGCATGTCTTGAAGCATTCTTATGTAGTAATTCATTTAGAGAATCAATTTCTTTTTGTAGTTTTGTATTTGTAAACATATTATTTGTATTAATTATTAATTATTAATCTTTCATTTCGGTACTCTTACAGTCTATCAGGTGTATTGGATTGGTCAATATCTGTGGTGTGGATAAGTTCTCTTTCTAATTTTATTCTAGCTAACTCAGCCTTTACTACAGCAGGGTTAGCATAGCTAGGTTTAAACTTCTGTGGTTTATTAGGATTAGGTGGTGTATAAGCTGGACCTTTAACCTTCTTAACTTGTGAAATTTGTGGTGTTTGTTTACGTAACACATCAGCATACGTCTGTGGAACTTTCTTTTCCTTGTACACAAAAGTTGACTCGCTTGAAATAGTATACAACTTTTTTATTATACGCTTTCTCTCTCTGCCACATCTCTCTGGTAAGTTCATAGAGAAATGTCTCCACTCAACATCTATGTCATAGTGTAAATCCCATAAATTTTCTCCTTGATACTTTATATGGAATCTACCACTGTTGTCTTTTCTTATGTAATCTTTGTCATTAGGGTGTTTTTTATAACCACTTATCATCATAAGATTATAAAAAGTTGTACCGTATCTTTTATTTAGGTCAATTATCATAGTTAGAATCCATACTGGTCTACTTTAACTACTGGCTCTGGCCGAGCAGCACGAACTACTGGTAATTTAATTGTTGAGTACTTAGGACAGAACAACTCAAACCTCATCATAAACTTTTTCTCTGAGGAAACAGCCAGAGCATCTATACGTTCTTTTATATCTTTCACTGAGTGAAGTGAAAGCAGGTGTATAGCTGCTTCTTTAGTACCTTTGTAGAATCTTTGACTTGGTTTTGTCTCTGGAGAGATTTTAGAATAGAAGTAAAGCACGATTGCTTGCCAATCGTTACTATCTGAGTTTATATCTGTTTGTTTCTTATCTGTGTTTATATATGGTATAGGTCCGCAGTTTTCTGTAGATGCATCCGCAGATTCTGCGATTGCATTCGCAGATTTAGGTAAATCCATTTGCATTTTTTTGCGAATGGGAATTATAAGACTTTTTTCAGTTTCAGATGTATACCACTTAGTTCTATCATACTTAAACTTATTGTAGTTTCCAGACATAACGTAACCCGCTTTCTCTAATTTATCTAAGTAGTTGTATACTGTTCTCTCCTTCCAATAAGGAAATAACTTTGCAAAGCTACCTGCTGAGTTATAAGTCCACCATCTTCCATCATGGAAATGTTTTTCTTCACCATTGGCACGATTCTTCTTTACCCAGAACTGTATGTTACTGAGTAGTATTGCACACTCTACACCTAGCTCTAAAGCTATTTGTTCATCAAAGTTCATATTAGTCGATACTACTTACTAAATAAATCCACCCAATAATAGCAAACGCTATTGCAAATAAACTTAATCCTATAGCAGGATAGAATAGTGTTATTAATAATAACGCAAAAAATGTTTCTTTATTCATAGTAATTAGTACTTAGTATAACTTCTTAAAGTAAACTCCAGATATAAAAACACAACATACACCAACTACTCCTATGAGATCTGGTCTTATAAGTAAAACACCAACTGCGTACACAGCGAAACATGTTAATTTATTCATGTTGAAAATGACTAATTGTTAATTAGCCCTAAGGAATCGTTATCTATCGTACACTTATTCTACTGAACCCGCCCTTGAAAGTACGGACTCAGTAGAACATTCAAGGTAACTCCGTAGAGCTAATACCAGTATACTACACTATAAAAATAATGCAAGTACTTGACATAATACAAAATATATTGTATTACTTGATATAATGAAACTGCAGAAGATTAAGACCATAGAGAATAGAGTATGGCAACTATGTAAGCAGATTATTCGTCAGCAGTACCCTAATACTTGCTTTGCTTGTGGTAAGGAAGGATTAGAAGGTAAACAACTACATACATCTCATTTGTTTAGAAAAAAATTTATACCAATACAGATGAAGTACGATTTACGTTTACTTAGAAATTGTTGCAATGTATGCAATTTACGACTTTACGGAAACCTTGAATGGTATTTTACGAACCTATTACGTGTAGAAGATAAACAATATGTACTTGATATTGCTGATGATATATTACGTTATAAAAAACAACCAATGAATACTAAAGACACGAGAGCTTTCCTATTATCATTAGAGCAAGAGTATGCTACACTTATTTCTGTCCTACCAGAGGATGACATAGCTCGTCTTACTTGACGGGCTTTCGTCTGTATGGTATTGTAATAGTATGATAAAAACAGAAGGAAAACTAACGCAAGGATTTGGTGCTAATGCAACTCCTACTTATGTTGCAGGTGGACTTAAAGGACATTCAGGAATCGACCTAGATAATGGTTATGGATCACCTATCCACTCGTACTGGGATGAAGAGTACGTATATAAAGTTCTAACAGTAGAAAATCCAGCAAATGATGGTTCAGGATTCACTGGAGTGTTCACAATCGTAGAACAAGATGGAAAGGTATTTGAGTTTCTTTATGGACATTGTAATCCTACAGTTAAGGTAGGTTCAATACTCACTAAAGGTTCTGTGTTAGGTACTCAGTCAAATAACGGTGAATGTTACTCAGGTGGTGTACGTATCACTTTAGAGATGCAAAAGAATGGAGACCACAGAGGTACACATCGTCATGACCAAGCTCGTGAACTTATAAAAGAAACAGTTGCTCAGAATAGAAGACATATAATTGGATTAGACGGTACAGCCTTTCATAAGGATGGAATCTACTATGGAATACTAAACTATGACAATGGCTATAATGGTTGTTTTGACTGGCTGACATGGCAGAAAGGTATTACTGGAGTAGAAACACCTTTTACTAAGTTTGAAAAGGCTCTTAAAGAGTTTCAAATATCAGAAGGTATAAAACCATATCCTCTTGTTGGTCCTTCAACTAAGAAAGCACTTAACAAATATTTAACAATCAAATACTAATAATACTAATATGATCTCAACAACACAAACAACAAACTACTTATCACTCGCAGGTGCTCTAGTTGTAATACTAGGTTACTTTAAAATACAAATTAATGTTAATGATTTAGCTATGCTTATCGGTGCAGTTGTAACAGTACTCGGTACTTTACTAAACTTCTATCACCGTTACCAGAAAGGAGGAGTAACGATACTAGGAATTAGAGAAGAGAATATTGGATAAAAAGAACCACCCAAATCGGGTGGTTTTCTTATCTTTCAGAGACATTTTTTTCATTGTCTTTTTTTAGTAATTCCTTAATCTTATCCTCAACTTTTGTAGAACAGTGTATATGGTATATCTTATTGCCAATTCTCTTTTTAGGAGTATTACCAAGTAAGATACCACCACACCATGAGCAAGCAAAATCATTGTATTCGTACATAATATATCCTTAGATTGAGTTGCGAGACCAAATCAACGTAGTAGCTTCTTCTTCAATGAGATAAATTTGATATTCACCTTTTTCATCAAGCAAAACAACAAAGAGTAACTCTTTATGTTCCACTAGAAGACAGTACATTTCTTTCTTATTGTAGTTGCATTTAGATTGAGCAACAATATCACCACCACTTAGATCAATATATGAAGCTTGTGCATTAAATGCAAGTAAAGCTAACGATATTAATAGGTACTTCATTTCTTACTCCTTGGTTGTATTCTTCCTTGTAAAGGAAATGATTTGTCATAGCATATGATACAGTATTGAAAACCTGTATTTGTTTTGTAAGGATCACCTTTTAAAAGTGACTTCTTACAAGTATGGCAAGTAAGCTTGTGGCTTTGAACGGTATGAGTAATCATTTTGACATCCTTGGTAGTAAAAAAATCGGTTGAACATATCACACATACGCAAATAGTTGAGATTAAACTCAATAATAAAGTACATAATTCCTCCTTTAAAAGAACTACTATAATAGTATCATATGTTGACAATATTGTTAAGTATTGTATACTAGATTTACACAAGCTCATGATGGTGCTATACATCGTCTAAGGCTAGGAATAGGGAACTCTATGATACTTGTTCTCGAATCGACTCCATGGTGCGAGCCCACTGGAATGCCATGTATCAAACCTACTAGCTATGTATAGAGTATGCTAGATGGTGGAGAATAAAGACGTTTGCTAGTTATCGTAAAAACTAGAACTGCACAATAGTGTAAAGAAAGCACCTAGACCTTAGGGGACTAGAGTTCAGGAATGAAACGTACTGATTGGATATGCAGTAAAACTACTGGGGCGTAAGCTCCCTGCTCGTACTAGATATCATAGAATCGACAAGTAGACAATTAACTACACAGAAATGTGTAGTTTTTTGCATGTGGATAACTCACAAGACAAATTACATTTTTTATATATACTCAATATAGGCACTAAGCCTTAATTATGAAACATAAAGAACTCTTACCATACACAACAAAACATTTTAATCAATTAAAAGAATTACACCAAGAAGCAATTCAAAGATACCAAAAAGATAATCAAAAAATATTTTATCAACAAATACACGAGTTAAGAGAAAAGATGTTTGAATATGAGAATGTAGTTCTTTACAATAAATACGCAATTAACCATTGTAAATTTGGTAATTCTATAGATACTGAAGAAATATGTGAGCATGTATTCACACAGACTTTAAAACATTATTCTATACATGGGAATTGTTGTAAGTCATGTAGCACACATTTTTCATACGTAGTACAACCTAAAAAAGCAGATAGTGTTATAGACACATTAATAGATGAAGAGAATAAAATTAAAGCAGAACACTTAAAAGAGTTTGAAGCTATCTATGATTTATCTCCTTGGAAATTGTTATCCACATACAATAGGTTGACTAAAGAGTAACTTGACTACATACTAATTATGTTACAAGAGACTAATATGAAATATAAAATAAATATACAAATTATAAATCAGAGAGGTGATGAGTTATTAGACAAACACATAAAGATTACTGACTTAGATAATATCCTAGACCTAGATCTATCAGCTATCTATGCAGAAGCACAACAAAATGAGCTTACAGATTCACCTATAGAGTACGATGAAACTATCGAACTTGACAATTAATAAAACAATTTGACAAATTATCACAGATGTTGTGGAATATGTTAGCATCTGTTACACTACACATGGAAGTACAATCAACCTTAAAGGAGTTCATAATGGATTCAAAGCAAATAAATGAGTTCATTACATTGAACTCTGAAAAAGACTATAAATGGTTAGCAGAACAGACTGGAGTTACTATAGAAGGAATACGTAAGCGTTATCAAAAACTAGGTCTTGGTAATAAGAAAGTAAATGCTCAAGTTATTAAGACTGTTGATCCTGAGAAGCAGTTGCAACTTGATATGGCTAAGATGAAATTATCTTATGCTGAAAAACATACTGATACAAAATATAAACTTGCTTTAAAGCAGATTGAATCACTACAGAAAGAGAACGAAGCAATATTGAATGTTAAAGACTCAGTCAATACTTTCAAAATTACACCTACACTTTCTTCTGGTTCAGAAGCTACAGCAGTTTGGTTAGCATCAGATTGGCATTGTGCTGAAAAGGTTACTCGTGGACAGACAAACGGTATCAATGAATATAATCTTACTATTGCAAAATCTCGTGGTGAACAGTATTTCAAGAATGGTCTGTCTCTTACTAAAATGATGCACAAGGATGTGGAAATAAATACCATTGTTCTAGCGTTACTTGGCGATTTTATTACAGGGCATCTTCATTCACAGGCAGTTGAGACTAACTATCTTGCTCCTGCTGAAGAGATGAGATTTGCTCAGTCAATTATTGCTTCAGGAATTGAATACATCTTAAAGAACAGTAAATACAATCTTAAAATTGTATGCCAATCTGGTAATCACGGTAGGACCACTAGATTTGCTGAGTTTGGTTCTGAGAATGGTCACTCATGGGAGTTCATTATGTATTGTAATCTTAAGGATTACTTTCGTAATGAAAAACGTGTAGAGATTGTTATATCAGAAGGTGCTCACACCTATGTTGACATCTATGGTCGTAAGGTTCGTTTCCTTCATGGACACGACATCAAATTTGGTGGTGGTGTTGGTGGAATTACAATTCCTGTTAAGAAAGCAATAGCGATGTGGGACATAGCATTACCTGCTTATCTTACTTGCTTTGGTCACTTTCACCAAAGACTAGATGGTGGAAACTTTATGGCTAATGGTTCACTTATTGGTTACAACTCGTTTGCATTGTCTATCAAGGCATCCGCTGAAGCACCAGCTCAACAGATGTTCTTGATTGATAAGAAACGTGGTAAGACAGTAGTTGCACCAATTCTATTCGATATTTAAATAAAGGCACTCTTCAGAGTGCTTTTATATTACTATGTCAAAAACAATACACATCAAACCAAAGAAATTACGTATACAAGGTAGAGCTAATACTTATGGACTGTGTAATTGTACCCAGTGTCGTTATGGTCGTACTCGTATGAGAACAAAGTATACAGTACGTAAGATTGCTCGTTCATTTAACTTATATCTAAGAGGTAAAAGTAACCGAGAACCACGTAAAGGAATTTACACAGATTAAACAACTACTAACTTATACCCAATTTACACCTTCATGAAAAAGAATAATAATGCTAAACTTGTGCTAGACCTTGTAGAAGAATACAAGGAAACTTTTACTAAATTAAAGGAGTATGATGACATGGATGCAAAGAAATCAGAGGCACAAGCTCGTAAAGAGACACCTATTTTTTCTGGAGTACTTCGTTACTTTCCACTAGCGATAGCGGAGGTAGCAAGAGTATCACGAGCTGGGAATGAACAACATCACCCAGGTGAACCACTACATTGGGATAGAAGTAAATCTACCGATGAGTTAGATGCTCTTACAAGGCATTTAATGGAAGCTGGTACCATTGATACTGATGGTATGAGACACAGTGCCAAAGTAGCTTGGAGAGCGTTAAGCAATTTGGAAAAAGAATTAGAAGCTGCCCTAGAAAAACAAAATGGAGGAAATATATAAAGACATTCCAAATTGGGTAGGATTTTATCAAGTATCAAACCTTGGTAATGTAATTTCTTTACCAAGAAAGTTTAGTCCTAGAAAAACTATCTTAAAACCAACCATTACTTATGATGGATACTTAAAAGTTCATTTAAGAAATGGTAGAAATGGTGTACAAGTAGAAATAAATAGATTAGTAGCTTTATCATTTATTGATAAAGATTACGTATCAAAAAAACTATATTGTGACCACATAGATAGAGATAGGACTAATAATAACCTTGATAACTTACGGTTAGTATCTGCAAGAGTTAATACTGCTAACAATGGTAGAAACTTTTTAACAGGTGCTTACAAACATGGCACTAAATGGCAATCTGCTATTAATATTAATGGAAAGCAACATTTTCTTGGAACTTATGGTACAGAAAATGAGGCTCATAAAGCTTATACTTTAGCAACCACAAACCTTGAAAAGGAGTTAGAAAATGAGCTTAATTTATCTAAGCGGTAAGATTACTGACAGTACTCGTGAGCAAGAGTTACTTAACATGGCAAAGTTCTTCGAGGTTGAAGATGACTTAACCAAACGAGGGTTCAATGTATTTAACCCTGCTAGACTTGAACTTGAAAATGCTACATGGGAATATTATCTAGCGAGAGATTTAAAATATATAATGGAACATAAACCAATGATTTATTTAATACATCGTAACTGGGTAACATCTCGTGGTGCACGACTAGAAGTAGAACTTGCTAGATTACTAAACCTTCAGATAGTTGGACCACTATAAAAGTTATCCACACCAAAATCTCCAATTCATCTTGGAGGTTTTTTATTTGTACTATACACTCTAATACATGAGTAAAATAATTACTAGAAGTTATGACGAGTTAATAGTTTCAGATGAAGAAGCAAAACGAGTTAAAGAAGATAAGTTAAAACCTGATGATCTACAACTACCATATACGATTACTCATTCAGACGGTGTATGGGTAGGAACACTTAGAGATATAGGAACAGTTAATGTAGTCGAAGAATACAAACCTAAGTTCTTTCTTACAGAAGACAACAAGATGAGATTCCATAACACTCATGGTTACGGTAAGTACCAAGACAAGTATGAATCAGGTTATGGATTACTAGATGTACAAACACAGTATTTAATAGGAGCTGGTGTTGCTAAACTCACAGAATACCAAGGAAGAAAATCACTTATTACACTGAACTCTCCAGAGTATGACAAGTACTCAGATTACTGGAAAGATTATTTAACTAAATTAGACCCATTCAATGAACTCCGATAATAAAACGATAGAGACCACAATCGAGCATGAGAAGCAACTCATTGGATGTATTTTAATGACCCCTGAGATTCTTGAAGACCTAGATGAGATAACTTCAGAAGACTTCTTAGATCATAACTGTAGTACAATATATTCAGCGATTGTCAAGTTAGTAGAAGAGGGTTCAGTAGTAGACTTGACATCTTTAAATAATGTGGTGTCATTACCTGAGTTTATCATTGAGTGTATGACATTAGTACATGCTCCATCTGGATACCATTACTACGCTAAAATAGTAAAGGAGAGAAGTACCCTCAGGAAGCTGTACTCTATCACATCCACTGTAGCTGTCAAATCTGGCAACTCTGAGTCCTCACCAGAGGAGTTGGTAGATTACATCAACTCTAACCTTTCAGACCTCTACACACGTAAAATTAAGGAGACTGTTACAGCAGAAGAAGCTGTTAAATCTGTCATGGATTTAGTACACACTAGAATGGCTAATCCTACAGACGTTACAGGTGTAACGACAGGGTTTCCATCAGTAGATAGATTACTCAATGGATTACACAAGACAGACCTTATTATCCTAGCAGCAAGACCTGCTAGAGGTAAATCAGCATTTGCATTACAACTAGCTAAGAATGTAGCTCTCTATGGTAAGACTCCAACCATGTTCTTTAGCCTAGAAATGGGCACAGAACAGCTTGTACAACGCTTAGTGGCATCTGAGTCCAGAGTGAGCATTTCAAGCCTGTCTACGGGCAGAATTAGCCAAAATGAAGAAATAGCTCTTGAAATAGCCAGTAAAACTATAGGTTTTTTACCACTGTTTTTTAATGATAAAGCGGGACTAAAATTAAAAGATATAAAACGACAGATTAAGGCATATAACCATAAAAATAAAGTTCCATTAGGTTTAATAATAGTTGATTACCTGCAGCTCATGGCTATTGGTAACGATAAGGCAAATATGGTTCAGGTAGTTACTGAAATCTCAAGAGGGTTAAAGATGATAGCTAAGGAGTTTAACCTATGTGTAGTGGCATTATCTCAGCTCTCAAGAGATGTTGAGAAGCGAGGTGGTAAGCCTAAGCTATCAGACCTAAGAGACTCAGGGTCAATAGAACAGGACGCTGATATTGTATGCTTCCTTCATTCGCCTGAGAAAGAACTTGACAGTTATGGAAATCGTGGTATTGAGTTACTAGTAGAGAAGCATCGTAGTGGACCTACTGGGAAGTGTTGCTTTAACTTTAAGGGAGAGAATATGACGTTTACTGAGACCGTAGATGTCAGTAAGTGGGTTGACTAACAAGATTATATCTTGACTAATTTACATAATATTGTATAATAAAACAAATGAAATATAACATTAAAACTACATATTTAAACCGAGAAACTGATAAATGGGAGGATGAAAAGACTACCAAATATCTCAAGAAAATGGTATAGTGACTATACTATGATAATAAAATTAACACAAGGACTTGAAACTATAATTGATGATGAAGATTTTGACAGATTACGTCATTACAAGTATAGATTTGATGGTGGTTATGCTGTAAGAACACTACCAATAAAAGAAAAAGGATACAAAACTAATTATAAACTACATCATGATATAGTTGGTAAACCTCCGAAAGGAATGCACGTAGACCATATTAATAGAAATAAATTAGATAATAGAAAAGAGAATCTTAGGATTGTCACACCATCAGAGAATGTGATGAATAAAACTGTACGTAAAGATTGTGTAAGTGGTTATAAAGGGGTTGTATTATGTAAAAGTAGAAATTCTTATAAACAATGGAGAGCTCATATACAAAATACAGTAACAAAAAAGTTGGAATGTGTTGGATATTTTGAAACATTAAAAGAAGCCGTAATTGCTTACAATAAAAGAGCTGAGGAACTTAGGGGTAAATTTGCAGTTTTGAACGAAATTAGATAATTCAAACCTTACTTTTTTAGTCAAAATTTGATAAACTTAAGGTGTTCCCTTGGTGAGTAGGTCCCCACATACTTTAGTGGGAAAATATGTTAGTAAAATTAATCATGAGTTCATTGGCGTTACTCATGATATTCTCAAATCAAGTAGCTACAGCATCAGCACCTGTACCTATAGCCAAACCTCTTACTACCGAGGAAAAGATAGTATATTATGCTAACAAACATAAAGTTTCAGCTGATATTATATATAAAGTTATTAGTTGTGAATCACAGTTTAATCCCAACGCAGTTGGTGATAACGGACATTCACGAGGTTTGGTTCAGATTTATGATGATTATCATCCTGAAGTCACACATGAACAAGCCTTTAATGAGGACTTTTCAATAGAGTTCCTCGCTAAAAAATTAGCACAAAACAAAGGAAAACTTTGGACCTGCTACAGAAATCTATAATAAACAAGCCCCCTTAACGGGGGTTTTGTTATAACTGTTTTATTTTATTGATACTCTTTAGCATGTCATTCCAGTCTTTGAATGCTCTGATAGAGTTGTCTGGCATGTGAGCATACATCAGGTAGTCATCAATATTATTATCTAGCTTACCATTACGTATATCATCTATTATTACATTGATAGCTTTTAGTTTAGAAGCATCAGTAGGTTTACCTTCTTTGTAGTCTCTGTATTGCTTACCATCTTTAGCTTGGAACGCAGGATACTTAGCGTTCTTCTTGTGTTCAAGTACTATGTCAGCAACACTCTTACCTTTCCATTCATGGTTCTCCATTCTGTTAAGTACGATGTTAGCGATTGTCTTAGCTTCAAGGATTTGCTTATCAAGCGGTCTGTTAGATATTTCTCCATAGATGATAGCTGCAAGTTCTTCGAGATCCTTCTCTTTAGGTTTAGCAACTCTTCCTGGAATAGTGTATTCAGTAGTACTTGCTTTATCTACTACAGGCTTTAGTTTAGATACTTCTGCTTTACCAAGTTTAGCAAGTTTAGTAACTACAGTTTCTTTAGGTTGTTCAGTTACTTTAGCAATTTCTTTTACTAATGCTTCTGGTGGTTTTTCAGCTGTGTATTTCTCCTTACCAATACTACCTAACCAGTTAGTGAGTTTCTTAGCCACTGGTACAAACTCTTGAGAAGTAGGATCATCTTCTGGTTTAAGAACCATAGCAATAGGAGTACCAGCCATTAAACCTGTCTTTAGTGGAGTACCATCAGTAAATCCTTTAGCTATATCAGCTTCTTGCGTAGGAGATACTTTAATTGGAGTATTACTAATAGCTTGCTTCTCACCAGTACCTAGTAGTGGTCTTTTATTTCTCTCTAGTGTATCAGTAAGTTTACTAACAGCACTTAATTTATCTGCTGTGTATTGTTTGTTAGCTTTAGTGTAATCCTTACTAATATTAGCAAGAGTCTTAGCTATACGTCTTTCACCTGCACGTTCTACTCCTTTATCTTTAATCATACTAACAACACGTTCTGTTTCTCCAAGTAGTTCATTGCGTGGTATAGACTTAACTTTACCTAACATCTTATCATACAAAGCATTAGTCTTCATCTTAAGCATTCTCTTCTGGATTCCTTCTGACAGCATTGAGAAAGCAATACCTTGTACTGGGTTACCTCCTGATAATGCAAATCCTGATAGCATGTTGAGTAGCTTAGATGTGTTACCACCTGGTATGCTACCTAAAAACTTCATATACTCTTCTGCCATCTTTGTCTTAGCGTAAGTAGCATCAAGCTGTCTAAGGTGGTTAATTATACTCTTTGACGTAGCGTCTAGTCCTTCTTTCGTGATAGCCTTATCAAGATTTCTACGTAGAATATTACCTACAGCAGTATCTAACTTACCACCAAAAGTTTCTTTACCCCAACCTTCGTTAGCATTAATCTTCATGTTATACATGTCTCCAACATCAAAACTCTTACCTCTCGGAAGTTGTGCGAGACGAGCATCAACATCGTCTGTGAGCTTCTTCATAGCTCTATTAAGTTCATCTCCACGAGTACCAGTCTGGTATAATTCTGTTTTGATTTCGTTAATTATTTTATTCCTATCAAAAGGAAGTATGTCTGTTTTTGTACTATCTAGTTCACTAAACAATTTCTTATATGAATTAGCTACTTCGTCTTGAACAGATTTTGTATTGGCATAACTGGCCCCAAATGGAACTGCAGGGTCTGTTGGTGGAACAGCAAGCTCTGTAAATGCGTCTCTTTGAGCGCTCTTTGTTTGTTCTTGCTTAATGTTCTTCTTAATCTGTGATGTACCTCTAGCTTTTTCAATACCAGTGTTCTCATAGTCAAGGAGAGATGCTCTTCTATTTTCAACTGCCTTATCAAGGTTTGCATCATCTAAACCATTCTCCTTAAGCATGGTCTTGTATTCTGGGGTATTTTTAACAGCATTAGCTTCAGCTGTTTTACCTTCAGAAGACAATATGTTTACTTCGTCTACCATTTCTGAAAGTGTCTTTCTTCCTGTAGCAGCATTAAATCCTTTAGCAATAACAGGGCTAGCAGCTCCTAGTAAAGCATTACCTCCAGCATACATCAAAGCGTTCTTACCAGAACCCATAACTAAATCACCAGCAGATTCTGTTGGGTTCTCTCCTACGTAAGCACCAGCTCCTGCCAATGCTGCGGTTGGAGTACCAGCAATAGCACCTCTACCCATTTGTCCGAGTAGTGAACGAGCCCCAGTAGCACCTTCTTTAAGTCCAACTTTACCAAGACCACCAGCACCTCCTGTAGCTAACATACCGTAAATTTCAGCAGCAGTACCAGCTGTTTGTAACACTGTATCACCGTAAGATAGTCTATTACCTTGAGCATCATAACCAAGTCCACTCACATTCTCACCAGTGAACATGTCTGTAGTGTTTGTCTTAGGTTCTACACCAACAAGTTTGTTAAGCTGATTACCAGCTGTTAAAGCTACACGTTCAAATGGTTTAGCTATACCACCAAGTATTTGCATACCAATACCACTTTCTGGTATTTGTGGGGCACTACCAGCTAATGGCATTTCTCCATAGTTAAAAGCGGGTTTAGCTACACCATAAATTTCATCAAGACTTGGTCTTGCTTTCTTTCCATATATTTCGTCTAATGAAGGTCTAGCCATATTATAATATTTTAGTTGATGACTCTTTTAAAGCCATAAATTTAGTAAGTTTATCTTGTGGTATTTTTGATAGTGGTGTTTCAGGTGAAACTCCTAGGTTCTTAACAGCCTGAGCAATATACTGGTTAGTATCATTCTCTGTAGGAGGAGCAAACTTATTAATGAAAGATGCAAGGGTGTGTCCTCTTCCTGTGTCCAGTTTAATTTGATTAGTAAGAGCTTTAACTCCTGCATCAGGTGATGTGAATTTAGCAAACCCACCTTCACCTTCTACTGCTCCTGCTTGTCCAGCAAATCTAAGATTACCTGGGTTGTTATTAACAAAACTCAACCTAGATGTTTTAGGTATTTCAATGGAAGCTGAAGTATTTCCAACTGATTTAAAACCCTGTTTGGATTTATAAGCATCTATTTCTTCTTGTGAATAACCTGCATCTAAAGCAGCTTTATCTGGATTATCTGTAGGTGTATCATAAGCAGACTCATAACTCTTTAGATAGTCAGAACCTATCTTTTTACCTGTAACTGCATCAATCTGTCGAGCTGTCTCACTTTTAAGATTATCGTACTGTTGTTTATTAGTGCTATACAACGTCTTAATGCCTTTAGCAATATTTTGTCTTGCAAGGTCAGTAAGTCTTCCATCTGGAGCTGGTTTATATATCTGTGATAGTTTAAACTGTACAGCTTGTGGTAGTGTAGAGAAGTAATCAGCTACGTTAGCGTATTCACTTTCACGAACTACTGAGTTAGGGTCTTGTGCCTTAGCAAATAAATACATAAGTGACATATCATCTCCTGCTGTTGCTTTTTTATCTGGTCGTGAATTAATATCTTTAAGGACATTCTCAGCTGCACCAGATGCTCTTTGAATAATATTAAAATCTCTTACAATAGGAGAAGCATCAAACTTATCACTAGCTGATTTAACTGCATTAGCTCCATTAACTGATAAACCTGATAAAATACTATCTAATCCATAAGTTGGAGTAGTACTCTTATTCTTCGAGATATATGAATCTGCTGCATTAGCATACTCACTAAGAGCTTGGTTATATAGCTTGTCGGCAGCCTTTCTTTGATTCATTATTTGGTCTGGTGAATATTGTACACCTGGTTGCATAGCATACAGTCCAGTGCCTTGAGATGAATGCATAGCTTGTTCCATAGCTAAATCACGATAAGCCTTAAGAGGGTCAAATCCATCGGTAGTAGTACCAGTAGTAGCTGAACCACTCTGAGACTCTGAAGTACCATATCCAGAGTAACTACTAGTGTTGTCTGTATTCTCATGAGTAACGATAGGATTTGTATTAAAATCACCAGTAGCACTAAGGTTAGGATTAATTGGTTCCATTGATGGCACTGTACCTTGTGGTGCACCCATATATGTATCAGAACCAAAAGGAGTAGGTGCCCCAGAATTACCAGTTAGCCCTGCATCAGCAGGAGTAGATGGTACAAGTTTTTGTGACATAGCAAGCATTGTTGGATCTATGTTCTTAGCACCAGCTAAGTAGTTATCAACAGCACCTAAGTCAAAGTTACTACTTGGAGTCGATAGTTTGTTAAGTTGTACAGTTCCTGGTAATTGCCCAGAAGGAAGAGTTACTTTCTTTCTTTGAATGTTTGCGAGTTCAGATAATGTTATTGCCATATTATTTTCTTACTTGATAATTAGGATTTTTAAGACGAGAACTTAAGTAATCAGCTCCCATTACGTTAGCCGCTTCCTTAGCACCAACATTAAGAGTCCCTTGTCCTCCAAATGGGTTGTACTTTGCTTGTTGTCCTGCAGATACTTGTCCTGTCTGATTAACACCATACTGTGTAATCCCTGGCTGCACTCCAGTGTTTCCATACGTATATTCATTCTTAAGTAAAGCATTCTGAGCATTACCTGAAGCTGCATTATAAGCAGAACCAAACTTATTATTGTACTGATTAGCTAGTGACTTCTGATTCTCTTGGTAAGCTGTACTACCAAAAGCTCCCTGAGAAGCTGACTTGTTAGTAAGATTACGTTGTTCATCTGTAAGACCTTGATTAAGCTGGTCAATAGTATTCTGATAATCAGCCTGTGTTTGTCCAAGAGCATTTTCTATCCCAGCTTTACCATAGTTAGTCTCATTCTGGAACCAAGGATTTAATTGGTCTTTAGCTTGATTAACATAAATCTGACGAATACTGTCAGGTATCATGTCTGGTGTTATTGGTTCATTTCCTGTTGTTTGTGCCCACTGACGGTATGCTGTTGGATCTCCAGTCATCATTTGAATATGTTCATTGATTCCTGGGTGTATTGAAGTACTTGACGTGTCCATATATATGTGTTAGTATACTACGAAATTAAATAAAACACAAACATGAATGCTGTGTCTGTTAAAGTTCCTGCTTGATTAAAAGTTCTTACTGTTGTAACATTATCTGCAATATTAACAACTGCGTTCACATCTGTAGTTCCTTGTGGTGTAACCATGCAGAGATACTTATTAGATGGTAGGTTGTGAGTAATCACGTAAACTCCTGTAGAGTGTGTTCCTCCTAGTGTAAAAGAAGAAGGAAGAAAGAAACTACCTTTTGTTTCATTAGAAGCAACATATCCCATACCAATCACAGCTGGCTGTGGGAATGCTGACTGTTTATAATATTCAGGAGTATTAGGATTACTTAAATCTATCTGTGTTCTATTACCCATAGCTTGCTCTGGTGCTGTAGCTCCTTCTTGTACTTTGTATAAGTTTCTATCAAGCATAACTAGTTAGTTCTATATCCAAGGTCATCTAAGACTCTAATCTTAGGCATAGATACCTTTACAGTCTTACCATTAGTCTGACCATATACTCTAAACTTAATTCTATTAAACTCTTCAGACTGCCATGAGTTAAACGCTGTAATGTATCTATCACCTATTACACCAATCTCTCTCCATACATTAGGTAAGTCGTTGTTAATCTGATAAGCAACCTTGAGTCCGTTAGCATTCTCTGAAGCAATAAATAGTCCATTAGCTCTATGGTCATGAGACTCTGGGATCTCTGGCTCAAAGTTCATCCAGTTAGTTTGGAACTCTACTGGAATAGGGATAGTCCCCCAGTCAGGTGTAATAGCTGAGTTCTCTGTAGATGGAGTAAATACATTAAATGTACCTGCATATCGTGTTGTAGTGATAGCTCCTGTAGTATCTAAAGCATTACCAAAGATTACTGTAACTGGTTCTATTGTCTCTGTAAGGATATCAGTACCACCATACGTTGTATAAACAGCTCTACCTATAAACTTAGAGTAAGCACATGAAGGAAGGAAACCTAGCGTAGAATATATTGTCCACACTTGAGTAGATATTGTATAACGTACATAGTATGTCTTATCTGCTTGATACCCTTGTAGGTTATTACCTAAACAGAAAGTAACATGGTCAGCGTCTTGCCATCCAAACACTTTAGCATAGTTAGTAGAAGGAACTTTATTTAAAATATCTTTTACTTTAACAGAAATCTCTTGTGGTTGTCCTCCTGGTTGTAGGAAGAACACCCCAGTAGGATGATAGAAGTAGTAACCATTCTTAGCTCTTACAATACCTTCTTGGGAGTAAGCACCAACATAGGCTGTAGGAGCATTATCTAGGTTAGCAGTATTGAATACTTGAAATATATTATTCTGAGTAAAGACATATAAACATCTTTGTGTCTTTATAAGAGCTGATATAGTATCATTATTCTCTGTTTGTACTTTAATAAACCCAGTACCTCCTGTAGCTGTTGAAGCAGCTCCAGCAATAGGATTAGTATAGTAAATATAACAGTTAGAATCCATACCATCAGCCATCCATATTCTCTGGTCAAATCCAGCTGATATAAGATTCATTCCAGTAGGGAATGCTGTACCACCAATAGCTGTAGGAGTAGCCCCAGCAGAAGCATATAGTAGTTGACCTCCTGATGTAGGTGGGGTCATAAGTACTACGTTAGCAAAGGTATCGTATCTTGCTCTATAAGTAGCATCTAGTTTACTAGCATCTGATGTAGCTGCACCAAAGTCAGTTAGTTTAGCTGTTCTGTAAGTAGAACCTTCTTGCCATACTACATAAGGACGTAGTTGAGAGTCGGAGTGTTGATAACATGATAGTACATTAGCTGTAGGCGTTAGACGTGAAACAAGAGGTCTACGAGAAGTCATCATACCTACTGTATCATTATGCATATTTTCAGCATAGGAAATAGCAGTCTTTGGTGAGACATAGTGGGATAGTACACCCTCCATTATTACTCCTTCTGAGACAGCCTCATTAGGAACATCATAGAATTCTGTTTGCTTCTTTTGTTGCATGTTATTGTACGATTATTTGAGTCTGTCCTGTATAAGGATTACCTAAGATATTAGCAATACCTCTCATGAATTTCTTGTAGTCTTGGTCATCTTCTCCGAGTGAGTCATCACGTCTACGTTTAATAGCAAACTTTAAGTAGTCTTTATAGATATCTCTGTAGTGTTCTGGAATAGTGTCTGATAAGAAAACGATGTCTTCTATCTTCTTATAGTAGTCAATGTAAAGGTTCTTACCTTGTAATCCATTAGGAATAGGTCTATCAAACCATAGCTTAGGAACTCCGAGATTATCTTCAAAGACTGTAAAGAAGTAAGGAACTGAGAATGTTGAATATGCCCAGATTTGTGTATTAGCTGGTATTGCTCTAGCAACTCCTGTACATCCAGTTAAGGTATTAGTAAGAAGATTATTACCTGTATAAGTAACAGTCATAATTAACTGTGTAGGATCATCTGTAGCAACCATCACTACACCTTCTGAAGGAAAGTCTCCTGAGTTAGTAACTACTAAAGATGTAGCTCCAATACTTACTCCTGTAGTTAATGTAGTATAACGGTTAAGATAAGCTCTCTGATTCCATTCTCTCTTGTCTACATACTTAATAGGAATATTAGCAGCTACTGATTGACGAGCAAATCTAGCAGCTAGAAGAGTACGGTTAGTCTCTGTAAAGTCAATGTTACTTGGTAGAGTAACAAAGTTAGTACCAGCTAACATCTGAATAGGATATTCAAATACTTGTCTCCATTCATTCTGTCTACCAAAACCAAAAGATGTATCTACAATTCTACGAGCATCATTCAAAGCAGCAATAAAGAAGTCATCATTAAGATCAGTATTACCTACTGATTTACGTACTGATAGGATTAAAGATGAAGCTGTTGTAGGTCCTAGGTCATTCTGTGACACACCAACACCACCATTAGAGTAGTCAGAGTATTTACCAGTTATAGTATTATAAAATCGTTGTCTATAGTATGTAGCAGATGTACCATTAACATCAACATATGATGTCTTATCTGAAGTCCACTGTAGAGGAATTGTTGCTATTACTGTAAAAGTACCAGTAGAAGATGTTGATGATTCAATAATAACTTGGTTATAAGTTACTTGATATACTGGTTCACCTCTCTGATGAGCTAACAAAGATCCAGTTGCAGGTACTGTAATACTTGAAGCTGTCTTAGCAGATAGTGTAGCTAGTAACTCTGCATTAGCAGCACCAACAATACCAATAACCATAAGGCCATTAGCAGTTACAAATTGTTCAGTATTTTCTACTGGTATTACTGTAGTTCCGACAACTATATCTTTTGATAGATATGACGTTCCTACTATGAGTGATTGATTTACGATTATGTCCATGATTTAAAAAGATAAGATGTTACCTACATTACGTTCAATATTGAACTTAGGCCCTCCGTTAGTAAAGTTAGTTGATGATAAAGATGGTATCACAGCATTTGAAGCAGAGCTGGATGCTGACGTTCCTACTGAGTTTGTTGCAGTAACAGTGAATGTATAAGATACTCCATTAGTAAGACCTTGTACATCTATAATACCTGCAGTAGCTTTAGTGCCAGTAATACTGCCAGGAGTAGATGTAGCTGTATACAAGGTAATAGCAGCTCCACCATCATTAGTAGGTGCAGTACATTCTACTCTTGCTGAACCAGTAGATGGTTGAGCAATACCAATACCAGGTGCAAGTGGTACTACTGCAGCTGCTGTATATGTTAAAGGAGAAGCATTACTAATACCATTAGAGTTAGTACATGTAAGAGTAATATCACCTGAAGCTAATGGTGTAATAGTGAATGTCTGAGCTTCTGAAGTAAGAGTCCATGTAAGTGTTACTGGTGATAATCCAGTACTACCTACACCTGTTGGTGTAATTGTAATACTACCTAAGTATGTAGAGTTAGGTGTAACAGTAAAGTTAGTACTTGCTGAACGTACACTACCACTAGTAGGGCCAGTAAATGTAAAGCTAGAAGCTGGTACATAAGGCACTACAGCATTACTAGCAGAACTATTATTTGATGAACCATTAGCATTAGTTGCTTTAGCTGTAAAAGTATAAGAAACACCATTAGTTAATCCTGTTACTGTTAATGGTGAACTAGCTCCTGATGAAGTGAGACTTCCTGGAGTAGAAGTAACAGTATATCCAGTGATAGCACTACCACCATTAGAACCAGAAGCTGTAAACGCTACAGATGCTGTAGTATTTCCAGGTACTGCTGTTCCTATAGTAGGAATGCCAGGTTCTGTAGTAACGACTAAGTTACCTGCTGAGGTAAATGTATGAACTGTATTAGAACTTACTGTAGTCTTTGTACCACCAGTAGCTGTAATAGTAGATGCTGTAGGATATGAGATGATAACAGCACCATTCTTAGCATTTTGAGAAGAAGTACTGTTAGCACCAGAACTACCAGAACCATAACCAGCAGAGTTGTATGTAGATATAGCAGTACCTCCTCCTGCAGCGTAATCTACTGAAGTTCCTGTAATAGATGAAGTATATCCAGTACCATGAGAGTTCTGAGCACCTGCTGATCCATATCCCCCACCACCTCCCCCCCCACCATAACCATAAGCTGCTCCAGCACCTCCTGCATTACCTTGTCCAGATACACCTAATGCACCAGGAATACTAGGACCACTAACATTACCTGCTGAACCTCCTCCTGATCCACCTACTTGTCCTGCACTACTACCGTATGCACCAGCACCACCTCCTATGGCTGTATTATTAAAAGCTGTAGTATTGGAACCAGATTGACCATAAGAGTTAATACCTACACCACTAGCACCTACTCCTATAGCAGGAATAACATAAGTACCTTCTGCTAATGACTCTGTAGAAACAATTAAACCTCCTGCCCCACCTCCACCTGCATTATTACCACCATTCTCTGAACCACCAGAACCACCTCCAGCTATAGTTAATACAGTAGCATTGTGTACTGTAGGAGTATTTACTGTATAGTAGAAAGGACCTTCATTCTGAAAACCTGCTGAGTTAGTTACTGTAAGAGTTACTAAACCTTGAGTAGTAGGAGCAATAGTATAAGTCTGTGGAGTAGCTGATGTGAAGTACAGTATTGTAGCAGACAATCCTGTAGCACCAGGTCCTGAAGGGGTAATGGTAACTGAACCACTCATAGATTCACTAGGAGTAATCGTAAAATTAGCAGTAGCATTAATATTACCTGAATTAGAACCTGTAATAGAAATACCCTTATATCTGAGTAGATCAAATGCTATATAAGAAATAAAGCCACTACCACTACTAAATTTCCCAGCTAGGTATGTAGCACCTGAACCAGTAGTTCCAGTATCAAATATTGTAGTATTAAAAGTGTATGAAGGACTAGTAGCTCTAGTTACTATAGTGGGAGTTGCTGCTGTATCAGCTATTAATGAGTAAGTACTATTAGTACCTGCCATAAAACTAATCATCCAATCATTAGCGTCAACAGTAATACCTGATGTTAGTGTAGTGACTTGTCCTCCTACTGTAGCAGAAGCATTTATATTTAAAGGTTGAGATGAACTTACTCCTGTATAAGATACACCAGATAGGTATGATACTGCTGTAGCACCAGAGCTTATTATATCATGAGTTCCAATGTCAGGATTAGCTAATCCCCATACACGTATACGTTGACAGTTATTAGCAAAAGTCCCTCCTGAAGGGATATAATCATACAAATTACTTAAAGAAACTCCATTATACGTTACTGCTGTAGGAGTATTACCTTGTGTAGAATCTCCTGGGGTAAGTACAAACAAATATCTATTAGATTTATTACTAATAGTATGAGATAACGTATTTGTACCAGTAAGACCTCCACCTGTTGAAGTACCATCACAAGTTATTGACATTGTTATATTATACAATATAAAGTTAATATTGTCAATTAGAAGTAACTAATGCGTAGTAACAAGTTACTACTTTTACATCTTACGTAAAAATAAGAAAGCACCTATGCCAGTAGCAATAAGTGCGAGTAGTTTTAGAAACCATGTAATAGTCTTATATGCTCCTATAGAGTTAGTATAAATCTCAACTAATGGTTCAACCTTAGCTGACAGAGCATCAATTTTTTGTATAAGTTCATCAATTTTATGATCATCTGTATGTGTCATTTCTATATTATACAACACTTTATAGTATTTGTCAATAGTGTTATTTAGAAGAAGTTAAAGAATGAAGAATTAACTGTAGTAAAACCATTATTAATTCCATCTATTTCAGTTGAAGTTAAAGCTTTATTGAAGATAGCAACATCGTCAGTTCTCCCGTCCATGTACCATACAGAACTTCTACCAAGATAACCAAGATAGAATTGAGATACTGTTGCGACGAAAGTAGTAGCAGCTGTATTAGTATGAACATTATTTATCCAAATATCAACACTTGTTGATGAGTTTTGTATAACAACCCATTGGTACATTGTTGCTGTTGTTGCTGTAATTCCAGTATCAACATCACCTGCATCTGTATTATTATTACTTCTAAATACTATATGACTATCAGAACTTCTAACTTTAAAAGTATAATAATGAACAGAACCATCAGAAAGTGAAAAAATAGTTCTATCTCCTGTTACAGAATCAAAAATACTCCAACCACTAAAACTACGAGGATACGAGGTTGCACTAAGTACACTGTTATTATTAAGTGAATTAGCTCCTGTAAAATCTGCACCATTATTAAATTTTGTTGCAGCGAAAGTAACTGAACCATTATTTGTTAAGTTATAATCTGTTCCTTGATCTTGATTATCGTTTACATCTTCCAATCTATAATATGCTACTAGACTTGCATCGTTATATAGAGGAGTTGAGAATAATTCTGTTGCTGCCATATATTTAGTTTATCAGCAAGAAGCCACGCATCGCCATTTTGACGTTGCTGAATTATAAATAAATCCTACATCTAGTCTTGCTGTAGTTACAGTAGTTGTTGGTAGAGCTACTGTTGATGCTTCAAATGATGCTCCCCAAGTTATTGCTCTTGCTGCTGTACCTGTTATCTGAATCCATAGTTTTTGTCCATCTGTTGGTGTTCCTGTTAGATTAGTAGTGAAAGATGTAATATCTACAGTTTGTGCAGTTAGAGAGTAAATATCATAGTTATCTGTATTGATTGTAGGTGTTGCTGATGATGTTGTTGTACCTACTCTTGATGTAATACGCTTATTAGTAAGTGTACTTGTACTTGATACTGTAGGTACTACTACTCCTTCTACGGCTATTACTCCTGCAGCACTTCTTGTAATAGAAGTGTCTGTGTTTCCCATATCAATCTGTGTGATTGTTTGAGTTCCTGTGAAAGTATTAGCAGCGTCAGTCCTAGCAAGATCTGCATCTGTTACAGCAGTATTAAGTTGTGCAAAAGTAGATATTATTGTGTTTGTGCCAAGAGAGATAGATTTATTTGTAAGTGTATCTGTTGTAGTAAGTCCTACTAGAGTTGTATCTAGGTTAGGAAGTGTATATTGTCTTTTTGTTCCAGAAGTAATACCAGATACCACAAATGCTGCTTGTTTTGTTTTGTCTGTAGAATCAACAACCTTAAACTCATCAGATTCTATAGCTCGTATAACTTTTGGATTAACTAGGATAATACCTGTTGTAAGATGTGATGTTACACAAATACCAAGTTCTAATGTGTAGTTAATACCAGTAGGACTTGTATTTTGTATACCACCAGAAACTGAATTACTAAGATAAAGAACATCACCTGCTGTAAATCCAGAAGTATTTAAGTCATGAACCATTCCAAAAGTAGTAATGATGCCACTAGACCCATTAGTTATATCCATTGTTGCAATACCAATAGTCTTATATGACTTTGTATAATCATTAGCTTGAGCAAGTGCAACTGTTGGCAAAGAACCTGTTGAACTTAGAATATAAACAACCTGTCCATTACTAATGGTGCTTCCTGTATTATTGGTTGCATATACACCATTCTCACGGCCAACCTGAATAGTATTATCACTTATACCAGTTCTAACGTTTAATGTTTTATCTGTACTGTTCCAATATAGTTCTCCTTCAACTGGTGTTCCTGTATATGTTGTATCAAGTTTTATTGAATTAACATTATTGATGGTTCCATCATCTTCAAGAGTCACCGTAGAATTCTGAATTACTTTACCTGTAGTAGAATCAAATCTTGCTATAGCATTATCTGTTGATGATGCTGGACCTACTACGTCACCTAATCCACTACCTGTACCATAATTAGATATATATAACATATTATTTCTTAGTATTAAGTTGTTTAACTACCTCATTATATTTCATCTCAGCGAGTTTCTCGCGACCAATAACCGCTATCTCACGAGCATCAATCTCACGAGTACGTTCATAGTTTGTCTTTCTCTCTATATCAATAACAGTAGATAACTCTGTAGTTATTGACTTTACTCTATTAGCTTCATCTGCAATCGTTAATGATGCTGATTCAACTCTTCCTGTAAATACACCAAGTTGATTACCCATAGATTTAATTTGAGTAGTAGTATCTTCTGTAGCAACTTGTATAGACTTAATTAATACTCCAAGAGTAACAAGAGTGTTGTTCTTTTCGTCTAAGTCTTTAGTCATCATGTCTCTCTTAGTCTTAAGAGTTTCAATCTCTTCTACAAGAGTAGCGTGTTCTAGTTTAAGAGAGTTAACCTTCTCAGCTTGTTCAAAACCTAGCTGTGAAGCATTAGCGTTCATCTCATCAATTCCTTTCTGTAATGAAGCATTAATCTCTGAGATGTCTTGATTAGATTTTAAAAGCTGTTCTTTCTCATGAGTAAGTAACCCAACCTCTAGTGTTAGTGAGTCTCTCTTGTGTGTAAAGTTCTCCACGAACAGTATTTGGTCAGGTGTATACTCAATCATTATAGTGTTGCGTTTATGTAAGAATAGTCAATCATTCCAGTACATGAGATAGCTGCAGAAAGTGTTACTGTGAATGCTTCACCAGTCTTACACTCCCATCTACCTTGACCATCCATACCAGGAGCATCATCCATAGAAAATGTCATGTACTGTTTTAAATCAAACTCACCAACTGTACGTGCTCCACATTTAATAGTAGCTGTTACATCAGCAGATGGTATAATTACTAAACCATGAATCATCATATTTGTACCAGAAGGAGCTGCTACAAGTGTGTTGACACCTGAAGTAGAAAAACGTAATCCTGCGTGCTTTAATTCACCGTGTGCTTGCCATAACATAATGTTATTATTATACAATAAAAACTAATAATTGTCAATCTACTCTTTAATTTTCTAACACCATTTTAAGTTAATGGATTAATTAATTAAGGTATATTCCTCGTTACTTTCTTCTCCTTGTACAAATCTTTCTGTACAAGTTTCTACATCTTCGTTAACGTAACTCACAGCAAAGTAAGTTACCTCGTCTTCTACATAGTTAACTGAACCATTTAATGAGTATTCTTTTTGAGTTGTTTTATTTTTTATTTTCATACTATGACCATGATTTAATAGCAACATATCCAGCAGTAACCCCAACACCTGCGGTTGATACTCTGGCTCGTAAGAATGTACTTGATAAGTTATTTACTGTGAGCTGAACTGTTGATGATGCAACTGCTGTAAGTGGTGTACCTACTGCGTACCAGTTTGAGTTGTCTTCACTTCCTTCAAGTTGTATATCTGGGGCTGTTGTTGTAATAGCTCCAACATTTACTATAAGTTGTACATTATTCCCTGCGCCCTGGAATAGTGTTGGTGTAACACTATTAAGAGTTGTAAGAACGATCGAACGATCTATAATTCTCTTCTGTGGCTCTGCATTTTGGAAAGGTAGAATATTTCTTGTAATTGAGCGAGTAAATGATGGAGTTGTACCTGATATAGTTTGAACGTATCTTATGTTTCTTCCTACTGATTTTAGTACAGGTGAAAAGTAATGTCCTGTTGCTGTTATTCTTTGGAACTCATAAAGTGTTACCCAGTTTGTTCCACTATCAAATGACTCTTCAATTCTTATATCTAATGTAGGATTTGTACCAGATGCTACAGTAACAGGAATTACAACTTGAAAAGCGTTCCCTAAGTTGTTTGCGATAGATGCTGTTGTAGTAGTAGTAGTTATTGCAGCTGAAGCAATATCTGGAAGTCCAACGATTGCTTGGTGAATATACCAACCTCCAAGACCTGTTGTTGCTGAAATTGTAGCAGCAGTTGACTGAGTAACAGAAGCACCTAGTGTTGCACTTCCTGTAATAGATACTGGAACAGATGCATTTATGTCTGTTGTACTTCCCTGACCACCTGATATTTCAGTTGTTAAACGTGTATAATCTAGTAATCTAGCAAAGTGAATACGAAAATCTGTTCTCTTCATTATTGCTCCTCCTGTAGCAATTGACCCAAAATCTTCTCCTATACTTTGTAATTCTAATGTTGTTGTACTTACGCGAAGTACTTTATATGCTCCTTCATATCCAACTGCTGCAGCTGTTAGTCCGTATATATGTACTGTTTCTCCTGGGAGTGGTGTTGCCCATGTAGCTGAACCTATTACTGTAAGAATATTAGATGTTCTTGAAATAGATTGTATAGCACCAGCATATACGTTACTTGATACAGATCCTTCGTTTTTAAACACAAAACCATCAAGTGATGATGTAGTTGTGGCTGTACCTATTATAATTGTAAATGTTGTAGATGTTGGTACTGTTCCTACTATTGTAGAAACTAAGTTAGGAAAGTTTGTTTGATCACGAACACCTAATACCTGAACATAGTCTCCTGCAACTAAACCATGATCTGCATTTGTAGTTACTGTTGCTGTAGTTGTTCCTGTTTTAGCAATTGATAGGATTGTTGCAACAGGTATAGAAAAGTTCTTTAAGTTCTTAGCTCTAATACGAATTTTATATTTTCCTGTTTCTTCTGGTACTGTTGATGAAAACTTTGTTAAACCTGACATTGTTGCAACTCCATCGGCTGCCCATGAACGATAAGTTATATCATCAAGAGAAAGTGTCATCTGCTGAATACCTGTAGGGTTAAATGAATCAGAATACGGTGATGTGTTTGTTTGTGTTGCTGTTACTGATGCTGTAGTACCTGCTATATAACGAACAGCTGAACCATTACGTCTACTTGAAAGTGTAGATGTTGTTACAGTTGCTATTTCTCCCATAATACCAGCACCATTTAAAGCCCAATTAAGATGATCTGCACGTTTTATATATCCACCAACTGATGAATATGAGCCGTTAGCTAGTGTACAAGGTACTGTAAATGTATTTGCTGTTAAAACAGTAACTACTACTGGTCCAACGTTTAGACGTCTTTCAGGACAACCATAAATTACAACTCTTTCACCTCCTTTATACCCATGATTTGTTAGGGTTACTGTAGCAACGTTAGTAGTTATTGAAATAGTAGCTCCTGTTATTGCTTTGTCTGCTACTGGTGTAATAGTTTCTACTACATTATTTGAATCAATACCAACAAGTTCTATTGCTGTTTCTTGACCAATTATTCTTTGTGACTGTGATATACCAAAAGCTGCTCTTAAAGGAAATGTAAAATATTCTTTAGATGTAATAGATACTTCACTATCCTGTAGAAATGGTGAAAGTGACAATTTAAGATATGATGAACCTAATGTATCTCCACCTTGTTCAACTAAATGTGAATCAGGATTAGATAAATCCCATACGGTTGGATTAGGTTGTGTTCCAGATATTGCAAAATTATCTCTAAACTTTTTTTGTGCATTTCCTACAGTAGCTTTAAAATCAGAATATATTATAGTTAATTGATCTGTAGAACTCATCGCACTAGTATCATAGGCTAAAGTAATAGACTCTGAATCAGATGTTACCATTCCTTTTCCAGTTATACTTTGACCATAAATAATAACATTAGTAGTCTGATTAATAATTGATAAAATTCTCCTAGCATCAAAGTCTAATATACCTGAAAATGTTATCTTTCCTGTTGATGGCACGAACACATAGTTTGTAAGTATTTGTTTCATATAATAAGTTTACCCAAAAATAAGGGCATTAGCTACTGACATCCCAACAGCGTCAGATTGATTGTAAACATCTCCTGTAATCGTACCCCATGCACTTACTGGTCCAGTAGGACCTGTTGGCCCAGTAGGACCTATATCTCCTTTATTCGCTATAACTTGCCACTTAGTTGTATCGGTAGGCAGTGTTCCTGCTACTGCGTCAATAAACATTACATATGAAGAACCATTATAATCTACAGAATCTCCTACAGAGTAGTCTGTACCTGCATTATAAGTACCTTTAGGTACAAGTCCCCCTGTGATTATGGTATTATTGATTGGGTCTACTAGTTTTACTATTTTAAATGTTCCCATATTATACGTAAGTTAATGATTCTCTATTATTGAATACCTGAGTAAATACTCCATAAGCTGCCCACTTGATACTACCATTAGTAGTATCAATTTCCTGAATCTGCCACACAGAATCAGATGATGCAGAACCAATAGTTGCTACACCAACATAAATAATAGTTGCATCAGTAGATTTTGTAGCATATCTTAAAGCATAGTCTCCTATTAAAGCATCCTGCTTTTCCTCTGTAGCAGGATTAATAGTCTGTCCTAATAGATTAGATACTTTAACTATCGCTGATCTATCTGCCATATTAGTTGTAAGGGACTCCTGCTAGATTATATTTTTCAATTATAAACTGCTCTCGTAGGAGGATTAGTTCTTTATTAGCTTGAAAAGCAAGCTTCTCACGATTGAATTCTTCTTTAGAAGCATTAAGAGCGTCTACTTCCGATGTAAGTGTAGATTTTATTTCTTCTATCTTAGTAATCTCTGTAGATAATGAATTAATAATATCATTAAGATTAGTTACATCAGCTTGTAGTGATACTACTTCACTGGAGAGTACTTCATTAGTTGCAGATACTTCTGAAAATTGAGTATCTAACTCCAAGTCTTCATTTCTCTTATCTACTAACTCTATTTCTAACTTAGCTATCTCTTCTTTAAGATTCTCTACAGTAACTGAGTTAGCGAGTGAATCAATAGATAATACTTGAATAAAGTCTTCTAGTTCTGACTTTCTAGCTTCTAATACAGAAACCTCAACATTAAGAGAACGAAGTTTCTTACCTTCTACAAGTTCCAGCTTAGATATCTCTTTAGATTTAAGTTCTTTAGATAGTTCAATATCTTCTCCAAGTTCAAATAACTTAGTTTCTAATTCAAACTTGATACCTGCAAGAGATTTAATCTCTTCATCTAGTTTATTAAGTTGTTCGGTTTTTCCTAATAACTCAATTTCTGCTTGCTTAGTTTTATTAGTGAGGTCTTCAACAGCAAAATCTAACTGAGTGAGTACATCATTCAATTCTTTCTGCTTTGATTCTCTCTCAGTGTTAATTGACTCTAGTTCTAGCTTAGAACTATTGATAGAACCTGCTAGTGAATCAACTTTAACTTGGTCTTTGTGTTGTACTCCAAGTTTAATCATATTAAGCGATTGGTGTGAACACTGGATGTGCTCTCATTAAGATAGTATAGTTTCCTGCTGTATATGCTGTTACGTTAGCACTGATCCATCTCATACCGTCAGCATTAACTGTATACATGTTAGTACCATCTGTACCTGTAAATGCTACACCTAAGTTACCTGCAATAACTGAACCTGATTGTATATCTACTACAGCTGCATATACCCAAGGATTAGTTGGTGATGCTGCTGCTGAGAAATCTGGTACAAGTTCTGAATCAGATACTGCAATTTTAATTGTTCCTGTAGGAGTTGATGCTCCTGAGACAGTAAGGTTAACTGTCTTGTAGTTTTCTACGTTGACTGCAGTACTGACTCCAGTAGCAGCCTGTGCACTCATGATTGTTTGTGTAATAGTACTCATATTGATATTAATTAAGGCATTATTACCTTATCCCAACCCACACATAATGTGGACTGAGTAAGGAAACGATTACGCTCCAGTTGAGTAATACCATCCACGTAGATCATTAGCACCGAATTGACAGTAAAGTGTTGCTGTCATGATAAGGTCTAAGTTACCTACGAAGTCTTCACGAAGATCTGAGATTTCAAGTGGCATTGATTCAATGTACTGGAAACCAAAGTTTTCGTTAACCATTGATGAGTCAAATCCGAACCATTGAACTGATGAAGTTCCTGAGCCACCATAGATAGCTAGAGGAATAATCTCAAATCCAGCTGTAGGATTACCATCAACGAATGAACCTGTAGTACCTGGAGTAGCTCCTGGATACTTGCCTGATTCAAGAGTCTTCTTAATTGAACTAGCAAGGAAGAAAGCTGTTGAAGAGTCTTGGAACATGAATCTATCAAGTTTTGACATCAATGGAAGACCACGTCCGTCTTTCTTCTGTGCATGGAGACCACGCATAGCAAGAAGGTTTGCAAAACTGAACACACCAGTTGTAGTATTTGACCAGTTAGCACCTCCGTCTTCACGAGTGTGACTTGCTGACCAAAGAGCTACTGTATCTGCAGTTGTTGTATCAACAGTAACTGACCCTTGGAATCCACCAATCGGTGTGAAAGAGAAAGAAGTTGAAGCACCATTAGCAAGAACAGACTGTGCATAGTAGTTCTTAAGATGAACGATTGAGTTCTTAAGGTTAAGAACTTGAGCTTTGATGTTTGCATCAATCTTAGCACCATTCTTAGATGTGAACAAGTAGTAGTAAGACTGCTTTGACAAACGTACACGGTTAGTGAAGATTGCTTGTGTGAAAGTCTTAGTGTTTCCTTGAATAGGAGCATCTGAAGAAGGAATTTGACCATCAGCGATAACTTGACCCATAGCGAGTCCAGTAACACCTGTCATAACGTACTGGAGTTGATTCCAAGTAACTTTATTTGAATACTTTGAGTATTCCTCTACCACATCGGTTTCTACGATTGGATAGATTTTCTTAACGCGAGCGTCAAGGATTGTTGAATATGAAGCTGTAAGTGACATATAATTATACTCTACGAGCGATTATTTTCTTGTCTGCTGCAGCTCCTACGACATCGAGCTGTACGAATACACCTGTAACACCTGCTACGTCAGTACCAGTATTGTTAAGTGAAAGACCATCAGTATAAAGAATCATTCTCTGTCCATTATGAGCAGCGTTTGTGTTGTTTACTGTATCTACGATGAATTCGTCATCCTTAGAAACGATAGTAGCACTGAAAGGTGTTGTACTTGCAGTAGTAGTCTCGTTTGCCTTGTAAAGCACTTGGTTAGCAGTTGTAGCTGCTACCGCAAGCTGGATTGAACCAGTAGTGATTGAGTTGAAGTAAAGAGCATCTACTGTTGTAGCAATAGAACCTGCTCGTTTTACCGAACGCACATCACGTGTGTTTTTTGGGGTTATTAATTTAAAAGCCATAAATATTTATTTATAATGCTTACTTTCGTAAGCTTTAATGTGGTTGATTGAAACCACCTTTGTAACAAGTTGTAAACTAGTCCCAACCCATGTCTGAAGGAGACATACCTAGTTCTTTAAGTACAGCCGCTGTTTTCTCGTCTGACTTATTGACTATAGGAACGGATTGAGTGTTTGAGGTGACATTTAGAATATCACGTTTAGCAGATGATTCAGCAGCACGTTGTGCTCTGGTATCATTCTTAGGAAAGAGATAGTTTCTAGCTACATCCATAGCAATAAGCAAATCTTGTTTTGATGACTCTGGTGTTATATTCATTCGAGTTACAACAAAGTTTTCGATTGCTTGCTTACTTTCTGGATTAGATGCAATCTCTTTATGAGATGAGTAGAACTCGTGAGTAGCTTGAATATGAGCATCTTGTGTAGCTTTAGTAGATACTAGGTTATTAACCATAGCTTCTACTTCTTCTTTCGACAAGTAGCCCATCTTTCGTAATGCTTCTTTCGCTAGTTCTTCTTCTGATTCAGGAGTAACTTGGGACTCGCTGGTTTCAATTCTCTGAGCTGGTTGTACAGGTTCAGGAGACTTATGATTTTTTGCTAGTTCAGTACGTAATCCCTTAATGTGTTTCGCGAGTTCTGATTTCTCTTCAGGAGATTCAGCTTGAGCTTTAGCTTGTCCAGCATCAAAGATTTGTTTACGAAGATTAAACTGAATATCAGATTCTCCTTCATATTTTGATGGTGGGTCAGAGATTTTAATCTCTGGTGTAGCTTCTGTCTTAACTGGTTCAGTAACAACTTCTTTAGTTTCTACTGGTACTACTGGAGTTTCAGGCACACTAGGTGTTGCTGTAACTGGCTGGTCATTCCCTTCTGTTACGGTTGTAGCCTCTGGGAAGTTTAGAGACTCAACGTCAAATGTTTCTTGTTCCATATACACTCATATCGTGGAGGTTCACGTCTTAATTAGAATTATAATACACAATTAATAATCTGTCAAGTAAGCTTACGCAGTACCTAGTATACTTTTCTCTCTTCTGCCTTAGCAACTAAATGCTTAAGTATCTTCGCTGATTCCTTCTTAAAGAAATCTACTTCAAATGAAGATGGTCTGTTAGCTCCTCCATTGAAAGGAATAGAACGAGTATCGTATTGTACGAGTCTACTTGCAAACTCACCATCTACTAATTCATGTTCTGCTAGTACTTTAGGAATAAGTAGTGTATAGATGTTTGTAAGGTCATGTTTGAACATCAGTACCTCTGGGAACTTTGAATAGATGTCTGCCTTAGCAACCATTTCCATTCTGTCTTCAGGAAGAATACTACCCATACTCTTAGGAAGAAACTTAGGTACTTTACCTAAACGGAAGTACTTAGCTGGATCATTGTCTCCCATGAACTTCTTTACTTCTGATTCAGGAGTAACTTGGGACTCGCTGGTTTCAATTCTCTGAGCTGGTTGTACAGGTTCAGGAGACTTATGAT